GGTCGTAGGAATCTTCTAAGCCGTGGCTGGCCCGCTCCCTGCCAAAAAAGATGACAGGTTAAATACTATGGCCTCTACCATCAGGCGAGTCACCAGCATAAGATCATCAGCAATCTCTGGGACGGCCCATTGGCCTGAATCAGTCATGATAGGAAGAGGGGTGGACGCGGCACCTACAGATTCTACACGCGAGATGACCTTCAAAGAGTTAGTCTGAATAAATTCGTAGTCTTTGAAATCTAAGTGCATAAAAGCAATGCCGCACAACCCGCGCAGTTTCTCTTCCGCCGAGCTTTCTTCCTCAGGTTTTGTGGAAGGCTGCTCTTTAGTGTCAGGCATGCTTTGCTGGGCTTTGAAAACACGCCGCCATAAGAAGCTGCCAGATATAGCTTCCCACGGCGGCGGTCATCTTACGAACCTGGTACTCTTGGTCACTAACCGTAACTGTGCTTGTCCTTGCTATTTGCTGCATATCCTTGCTCCTTTGCTACTGGTTGATGATGTTAGCCGCCATAAGTTCCCATGTAATACGCTGGCCTGCTGCATGATATGGCTTGTCAGGAATCTTGCTAAAACTAACCCCGCTAAGATTGTGAATACTACCGTCAACCACCGTGCGAAAACTAAGCGTAGTCGCAGCCCACCCGCTAACATCCCCATATTCAGCGGCAGTTACGGAGGCATTATACAGCGCCAGCAACTCATGGTGCAGAGCGCTAGTCTGCTGCACTTCAATGTTGCACGCTCCATTAGCACCGGCTAAGTAACTTGGCATAACGACGCCGTCAGCTGCTACATCATGCGCAGTACGTGTCGTAGCCATGGTAATTGTAAGTTGGCCCACTCCAACATTACCACCTGTCAGCGTAATGGCCGTACCAAATACGGAGTTAGTAAGAACGCCTACTAAGTCCTTAAACGAGTAAGTATTACTGATAGCGCTCATCGATTAGCTCCTTAAAGTTGTGCGTAGACTCCGATGACGAGCGACTGAACAGCCCCCGCCGTAGTAATGAGGCAGTAAATTGGCATGGCCTTACCCGCCGCTCTATCACCCGAGGATTGCGTCGCATACGACGCAGCCAGATTCAAGTAGCCGTTCGGTATAGATGTGCTGTCAGTGACAGAAATAGATCCTACAATGACAGTTTCGCCTGTCCAGGTAGCCGGTGCTAAAAACCCAATACTTGCTAGATAAGCGCACGCCGTATCTGCGGCGTTGATCAACAAATGCTCGCCAGAATTAGTCTGCGGAACGACTGTGTTTGACCTCAGTACGTTCAGCTCTTCTATCTGCAAGTTGTTGACCAGCATCGCTAGATACAACCACAGGTAAGACGCCGAGCCGTTAGACATAAAACCCGGCTCAAACATTGGATAGGGACTAAGGTCACAGTAAGCGTTAAACCCAGCGAACGTAATGTTATCATACTGAGTCTGCGTGAGCGACTCAGTCGCAATTCCAACTATGGTCTTATGCGCCGTCGTAAAGAAACTGCTGGCCAGGCCCGTGTTCAAGCCCATCTCTGTGCCCATCACGCCAGCTGCCGCATAGACATTATTGGGGTAAAGGCCGTTTTGTGTGGTGGAGTAGATACCTAACACTCGATACTCAAGAGTTTGTAACTGAAGAGCTAGGTTGCCAGCTACTCCATTCGGAATTCCTACATCGCTTGACCACGGGTAGTAACGCGTAGTCTGCCAATTAGCATCTGCCCAAGCGCTCAAAACTAAGTTGTCGGCCGCAGTAGGCTGATTGACTGCCAGCCCATACCACAGAGCGCTTGCAGCCCGGCACGCTTGAGCGGCCTGCAGAAGTGACTCACCGACCGCCGTGATGTTCACCGTAAGACCACTGCCAGACCCACTCGTAGTAGTAGGGAGCGCGGTGCCCGGCGTATACGCCGTGCCTTGATAGCCTGCAGTAACTCCTAACGTGAGTACTTGCCCGGCCGACCCCACGGTCAGTACCGTCAGCACGCCATTGGATGCACCACTTTGAACGGCAGTCACAGTGTCGTTCACGGCGTAGCCGTGGCCTACCGACCCAAGACTAGCTTGTGCTGCGACGACCGTGGTGCCCGCAGCGGACGCCAGTACTACGTGAGTAGCGTCCGTGTAAGTGGCCACGGTAGTGACAAGATCAGCGCCTGCCACACCTGCCCCAACTACTCGGACGGCCAGACCGACATCGGCTGAACTAAACGCGGCAGTCAAAGACGACAGAATTGAAGCCGCAGCGGTGATAGCCCCATCACTGACCGTGCGCCCGTTAGGTACTACTGTTTTAATGGCGGTGGCATCTTGCCGACCAATCCACAGATACTGCGCAACGGGTGTCTGTGAAAAATAGATCTGTGCCGCGATGTATTCAGGATTAGCAGATGTAAACCCATCGCTAAGCAGTCCATCCAAGCTAGTGTAGCGCCGCAATCTTGGATTAGTTCCGTAGGAAGGAATGATGGTGCTGGGACCTATAAACAGTCCCTGGTTAAAACTGTTAGCCGATGCCGCGCTGGGCGACACCGTAACAGAAATGTCCACAATGTTCGACAACGCGAGTGGCTGTGTCATTCAATTTGCTCCTATGATTTTGTGACTGTGAAATCCGCCGCTGGGTCAGCGGGTGATTCGTCGTAAACTTTGACTTCCACGCTCTTGACGTAACCGCCCACGGGAGTCGTAAGAACTTCAGTGACGGCCTCGTAAAGGTCGACGTGAAAGTCAGCCCGCGCCCACCACTCTGCGTCTATGTTTTCAGGAGTGTAAGTAGGCTCTGGCGGATCTGGGAGAGGATAGAGGTTTGACGCATTTAGCGCGTCATTAAAATAGTCCAGGAACAGGGCAGATTTTACCAGCCGCAAATCGTCAGTGGCACGCGGCCCATAAGCGCACCAGGCCACTTGCCAACCGCGCGTGTAGTTCCACGTCTCAGTAACCGGGTCGGTTCCTGCTAGGTCTTTGTCGCGCACCCTAGCATAATTTGTGTCGCGCGTTACGCATTGAATGTAGCAGACGTCCTCACTAGGCAGTGAGTTGAAGGGCTGGCCCTGTGTGGGCCAGTCTACGCGCACACGAGAATAGTTAGTAGGGGCCATACCGAGAACTTGCAAGGTCCACGCCTGGAGGGCGATATTCATCTGAGGAATAGTTAGCGCAGTAGAGACCATCACCTGTCCGTTGGGGAATGCCGTGGTGGTCATTTCAAGATGCCCTCAACTGCGTGGCTATAGCTTTCCAGTACCCAGAACCATCTTCGTAGTAAGTCTGTAGCACACGGTGCTGGATGTCTGCATAAACCAGTATGTCGCTAGCGCCCGTGGTATTTGTGGTGTAGATGGGTACCGTGCTCCAAAAAGAACGAATGTTACCAATACGGTCAGCCTCTGGTAACATCGTAATTTCCTTCAGGCTGGCCTGTTGCACCGGGCCAAACATCAAGATGGAGGAGACTACAGTCTTGTAACCACCTGCTACGAATGTACCGTCACTGCGCAGAATAAACCATGGCTGAGGAGCAGTCATGTCAGGGTCGCTGACCACTTCACGAACTGAAATCATGAGTCACTCCTCTTTAACTAGACCGATTATCGCGGCGCGCATGGCCCCGGTATCAATTCCTGGCCTGTTACTGCCCTTAGCCTTAATAGTAGAAAGTGCATTAGGTGCCCAACCATTCTCAGAGTCAACAAAGTATTTACGAGCCGCGTTCTGCCCCGCCAAGGCAGCGCGCTTCATGCACTTCACGGCTAGATCATGATTGCCATCTATGGAGGCTTTAGTGCTAGCGGCTAACTCGCGACTGATGATGCGCTTAGCATCTTCAGTCTCAACAGCAGGCTCTAGCACCGGGCGCGGCGGTTGATGATGAAGGGGAGAACCTTTGCTGAAAATGAACAGAAGCTCGGCGTTGGTGATGTCCTCAGCAGCAGCTTTAGCGAGGCGTGCCTTCTTGCGCTTACCCTTCACCTTGCCCGCCATCTCAAGCAACTGGGATGAACGCTTAGTACCTTCTGCCGGGATACCGACGTAGGCCGCCAGCTTGCTCAACCCGGCCAGGCGCTTCATCAGGGCCGCCGTGCCGGACTTACGAGCGATGGTAATTTCGGGGCCAGTGTTCATCTAATGAGTGCCGGGCCCGCGCCAATCACGCGCGCGATCGTAGCAAGCTGCTGGCCGTAAAGCGTAAGATTCCAGGCGGCATAGTCTTCCAGTGCCGACAGCACCTGATAACCAACAGACACATCACCCACTGACTTGCTAGTCTGGATGCCAATGGCCAGGCCCTGCGCCGCGACCTGTGCCCCACTAGTAACGCCGGACTGAAGAGTCTGCGTTTGCACCAACCACGTAGCGTATAGTTGATCCGTACTGACGGTAGGCTCCACCAGCGTAATAGTGACGCCGTCCAAAGTGTAATCGCTAGCTGGAGTAAGGTATGCTCCGTTCTTAGTGAACGTACTAAGCATGCCGCCTGGAGGTGCCACGCTTAGAGTGTAGACTGATCCAGGCGTAAGCCCGCTGGGGACCTCACCGTGCACTGAGGTACTAAGGACGTAGCTGACCTCTGCTGAGTCACTCTTGGCGTAGAGGGTGAGGTAATGCGCCACGAACCACGCAATACCGATATACCAACTATCTTCCCAACGGCGCTGCACAAGGCTGGCCGTCGCCAGGTTGAGATAAAGCTGGATGACAGCCGTAGGCACTGGAGGATTCTCATAAACTTGGAGTGTAACTCCCGCGCCGTCTGCCAGGGCCGGGCGGTTCACTGTGATGGTTCCCGTCCCTAACCCCGTAATCACCGTTCCTTTATCCAGGCCAGTGCCCTGCAGGAACTGGCCGTAGCCTAGCCCGGTAGTGTCTGTTACCGCGATGACGCTAGACCCTGCCGTGATAGTCGTACTCGCCACGGAAGCGGGAGCGCCAAAGAACTTAGGATAAACAGACAAGAAGTCGTCTAAGTAATAAGGCGGATTTTGGCCGAACACGAAACCAACTGAGCCGCCGTAACCACACGTGGAGAAGAACGAGTGCTCAGCGCCCCACGCTGTCTGGAGCCATGCGTCGAAGTCCGGCCAATTTCCGCTCATACTAATACGCCCCTGTTACTGCGCTGTGATGTTAGTTTCAATCAAACCAACTGGCCCGTCAGCTTTCTTTTTCTTGCGGCTGCGAGACTTAGGCGCAGGGGCTTCATCCTTCAGGTCTTCGTCATCCTTCGGGCCGTCTCCTTCGCCGTCTCCGTCATCATCCTCAGTATCAGCGGAAGGAACTTCTGCCGCTGGCAGCTCCTTGACATACACGATCTTGGGCTCGGGCGGTGTCAAATTGACGATACTGCCGTCCTTAATGCCGTCTTTGTAAGTAGGCGTTTCAACTACCCACGCTGGAACTTGGATAGCGCCTTCACGGGTAGGCCCAGTGAGAAACCTAAGTTCGCCATGGCTTTCTTTGGCTAGCATGAATAGCTTAGACCGCTTGAAGTGCAATGTCAAAAATTCCTGTTTACTCATAGTGCTACTTCTCTCTTCCGCCTTGCTTCAGAAGGCTTGGTTATTGCTGCGCAGCGGCAGGGTGCCAAGCGGGGCGGTGGCAAGGATTCACCGAACCGCCCGAGCGCTTACCGCCGCGCAACCTTGTGGTTAAAGATTAAACGCCGTCAGCATAAGTTTGCGTCGTAGTGCGACGGTAGATGCATTGGCTGATGCAGGCTGCAAACATAGTTTCATAGGCACCACCGCGCCGCGTAGTAGGCACGGTCATGGCCTGCGTCATGGGTTGCGGAATCTTCAAATAAACAGACTTTTTGCTGTTCTTGTAGAAGACGGCACGATCCAAACCGTTACCAGCAATACCTGGGCGGTTCGTGTTGCCAACACCCTGCCCCGCAATCCACGGATCAGGCAAGAAATCGATCTTGAACTTGACGCCGTGGTGAGCAGCGACGCAGTTCTCTTCGACGTACTTAATTGTGCTCATCACAACCGAAGTACCACCAACCGCCATTGGCAGAGTGAGGTATGCGAACTGCGCGTAAGGAACCAGCAGGTGGTCGGCCATGCCCTCAGCCGCATCGTATCCGCTATTTTGCACGGTAGCATTCAAGGCCGTGTTAATGTCGGATAGAATTTCGGACTGAGTTTTCTTAGACCACGCTGTAAACGTGCTCGCGCCCGCTACCACCGTGTACTCAGGGACATTGGGATTATTGATCAGCCCAGCGTCACCCAAGAACCCAGCGTAAGTGACAAAGTCGCAAGCCTTAGCATAGTTAGCTTCGACCGACTCTTCATACAGTTCCTGTAAACTGAACGGAGGAGCCTGACCAACGCGCAAGCCAGTTTCCATACGCCGCAAGTCAATCCACGTAATGGTCATTCCCATGGCCCACGTGTAAGTGCGGAAGATGGCCTTTTGGATGTCGGCCTGCGCTTCGGGAATGTCAGTATTGTTAGTACCCTGCAACCCAAAGAACTGCGTGCCAGTAGTGGCGTAGTTAGAAGCGAACTCCGAAATAAACTCGGGGAAGCCTCCACCTACTTCAACATGGATGTCGCGCTTATGCGTGACAGCCTGCAACGGACGTACGAGGTCCGTGTCAATGAGTTCCAGCTGGCTCTGCAGAAATGCAAAGCCAGTCGAACCGGCCGCATCAAATGCGCAAGCGCGGCCCCGAGCCAAACCATTACGAGAACGAATCATGGTCTCCTCTCTTAGGCCGCGTTGCGGACCTTGAGCACAATTTCCAAAGTGTTGTTAGCGTCAACGTAACCCGTGCGCGCTACCACGTTTGGCAAGGCGATGAGGTTACTAAAGGTGAGCGGGGTCGTGGCGGTGATGGCCGTAGTAAGCGCCTGACTCAGCACGATAGCCGTATAAGCACCTGCTGGGCCCGTACCGCTGGCCACGTAGGTGCCTACGGCCACACCGGGGCCGGTAACCGGCTGCCCAACATAGACATTGGTGCCCGTGAGGGTAATTGCCGTAGCACCCGCAGCCGCTGCCGTGGCACCCGTCAAGGTAAACAGGTCCGTAGCGGCGGGATTGGTTTCCCAGTCGCCAATGGTACCACCCGAAACGGCGGAGTTCAGAACCGCACGAGTATAGACCTGCGCACCCGCGTTGGGAGCACCAACGGCCAAGGTAACCGTGCCCGCGCCGCGCTCTAGCACCTCAGCATCCTGCAAGTTACTGTAGTAGCCAACTGCCTGCACACCGGGCGTAACTCCCGCGCCGTAAGTAATCTGGGTCTTGACTTCACGCACCGCCATACCGGCGAAGTATGCCGCAATGTTGGCCGTGTTAGCAATGGTGCCGATGTAATCCTTGACCGAAGTAAAGTAGCCACCCAAGGCGTTAGGAATAACTACCGCCGGGTCGCCAAAATACAAGTTACTAGTACTGGTGAGCGGCACGAACTGCTTTGCCGAGATGATGGTGTCGCCGAAGCGACTGACCGCGCCGGGGAAGCCAATATTCGGCCCCGTAACCGGAATTACCTGACCGAAAGAAGTGCCTGCTACAGTCATGGTTACTTACCTCCCTGAATAGATTCGTCATAAGCCGCCTGCAGCTTGGCAATACGATCATTCGCAGCGTCGCCGACACGGGCGTGATTAGGATTGCGTGGAAGTTTAGCATCGCGGGCACGCGCTGCACCGGCAAAGCCGCCATAGCTGCCCGTAGAAGCGCGGCTGGAACGAGAGACGTGAGCCAGGGCAGTGTTGAACGCCCGTTGTGTAGCCGCGTCGTGGCAACGAGCCACAAACGGACGCAGCATATTCAAGGTAGCGATGGCCCCGTCAGCAGCACGCGCCTTGTCCTTACCCTTGAGATCGGCGACCTCCTCCTCAGGCTCTTCCTCCTCTTCAAGTTCCTCGCCCGCGTTCTCAAGAACCTCACCAAGGTCGTCCTCAGCTTCTGCCGCCTCTTCCTCCTCCACTTCGGCAGGATTCTCGAGTGCCTCGTCCAGAGCCTTAGTGTCCAGCTTAGGCTCTTCCTCAAGCGCCTCATCAGCCGCGTGTTCCGGTTCCGCTTCCTCTTCGGAAAGGAACTGACCGAGTAGGGCCTTCAACTCTTCGATGTCAGCATCCTTGACCTTACGGTCTTTGGCGCGCTTACGATCATCAGCAGGCTCAACGTCCTCCCGATCTAACAGATCATCCAGGGCATCGTGCATAGCCTTGCGCTTAGCGTCGTCGGCGTGACGGTCACGTGCACGCTTACGATCTTCAGCAGTCTCATGGTCATGGTCGTCCTCTTGCATTTCCACGTCACGAGCCTTCTTACGATCATCAGCAGGTTCATGATCATGGTCATCCTCTTCGATGTCCAAGTCACGAGCGCGCTTACGGTCACGTGCGCGCCGGTCCTCAGCTTCCTCCTCTTCAAGGTCACGAGCCTTTTTGTCTCGTGCCTTCTTATCATCAGCTTCAACGGGAGGAGTCTCTTGCAAGGCCTCAGCCGCCTCAGCCACCTTCTCAGGATCTGCATCAACGGCAAACGCCTTGAGGGCGAGACCGTGCAGATGCTTAATGAGATTGGTCACAGGGGTTTTCTCCTTTTGTACGGTTAGTGATGCGGTTGAGGGTTTAGTCGTCGCCGCCTCAGTGTCGGCAGGCGGCGCTATAAATTGTGGTGCTGCGTCACCAATAGCGATGAGGTCACCAGCGCGTCCTTTTGGAACGACCGCTGCATGGTTTCCCACCATATCGCATTGGATGATCTTTTTACCGTCCCTAGCAATTCCGAAGTCGTACCCCAAACTGATGTCGCGTGCAGTCTTATTGCG